ACCCTATTTTTAGTCCTTAGTTTTAAGAGAGAGAGGAACTTAATCCTCCCTCACTAATTAGAGACTGCCAGACACTTGAGAGTCTGTCTCTTGTGCTATATCATAAGGGGACCCTATTTATTATTTTACAATAATTTAGCCCTGCCATCTAGCTTTTCCCTCACGAACATCAACATGTGTGAATCTTTGATAACGACCTACACCACCATAATGTGACGTATTTAAGTAGTTGTATACCTTGCTTGGAGCAACGCCACCAACACGAATGTCAGCCGCCATGCCTTTTACATGGTAAGAGCCTTTAGCGCCACCTACAGCGGCATTATGCTCTGGGCTTCTATAGCCACTATTAATAATAATAGGTGCGTTATCAAAGTGTGTTCTTATTTCTTCTAGTAGCTCGATTAGCTTTGGGTCCATACCCTCTTCAGGTAATCTTCCAGTGCCTTTACAAGCGAATTCAGAAGCTTTAAAGTTTTCAGATAGATAACCTCTTTTTAAAACAGGTTTCTTCTTGAATATCTTAGATAATTTTAAGTTACTAAATTTCATGCTTTCCACTTATCCACCATCTTCTCGCCTGAACGTCCAACAATGTAACCACCTACACCGATTTGTAGTAAGTTCCATAGTTCAACTGGCAAGTCAATAGCATATGCTGTTCCCATGAACATGTTTGCCACGGGGAATATTAAATAATTAAGAGCAACAATTGAGATGATAACCATCATCAACAAAGGTCTCCACGATGCTGTTAGCCAATTAGTTGACTTTGCTTCTTCTAAAACAATCTGTCCTCTTAAAGATTCTAAACTGTCTGTGTGTTCTAGTAAAGCTAGCTTGATTTCTCTCTCAACGTCTAGCTTCTTGTCGCCGTCTGGGATAAGTCTCTTAAACAAGTCTCCCACGATAGGCGCTAATACTGTTATTAATGGTGCCATAAGAACCTCCTTTTGTTTGGATGAGAAAGCCCCCGAAGGGACTCTCTGTTATTTATAATAAAGCGAAAGCGGCTTTAATGTCTTCTAGCGTTGTTGCTGAAGCGGCTACTGCTTTTGCGGCATCTACTTTAGCCTGTAAAGCTTCGTGTTTAGCGTCTAGCTCACGTACAGCGTTCCACACAATAGGAGTCATTTCTGCCATTCTAAACCTATACTGCTCGTCTCCGTTTTCGTTGGTTTCGATACTAATTAACCTGTCGTCAGTACAAGGAACCACTGCCTCAACTTCTTGAGCAATGAAACCGAATTCAAAACGTTCAAGTTTCTGAGTTTCTGCGGCATAAGATACTGAGTCAAACACACCTTCATCCCAATAGAATCCACGGTTGTTTCTCTTGTACTTCTTAGGTGCAATAGAGTTAACTGTAGATAAACCTAAAGAGAGTTCTGTGATGTCTGTCTTGTCTCTGCTGTCTGATAAACCACTAATAGAAGTATCATTACAACGTAAACTAGTAATTGAAGTGTTACCTAAAGTAATTTCATTAGATACACTATTACTTGAAGCATTTGCCGTATATCCGAGAACAATATTGTTTTGACCAGTCTGTATAAGTTGACCTGCAAACCCGCCCATAATAGTGTTCTGTTTACCAGTTGTAAGGTTTTCCCCGGCATCTTTACCGAGTACCGAGTTACCATTACCTGTTGATAGGGACAAATCGCCAATGGCACCAATTATAGTATTGTCATGCCCAGTCAATACGTTGTCCGGGCCAAACCCAACAGCTCCAATGATTACGCAATCATCAGAAGTAGTCATGTTTTCTGCAGTTCGGTGTCCAATAATTACATTACGTTGAGCACTTGCGGTAATATCTGCCGCCGCACCGTCGCCGATTACGATAGATGTAGGAGAGCCTAAGATACCTGTTGTCTCATTACCAATAGTAAGCCCGTCGCTTGACGCACCATACCTACGTCCATTCAAACTTTCTGTAGTAACAGAACTAATAGTAGAACTACCAGCATCTGTTAGTCGCCAACCGGTTAGCAAGTTAACATCTAGCTCCAGAACAGTAAGAGTTACTGAAGTCATTGTACCTGTCGGATTGCCCGAAGAACTTATTAAAGCCCCTAGTTGCAAATGATAGCTATATGTAAAGCCACCTGACCTATCTTGACCAATACCTGCTACTTCGAAAGTCCCTTCGTGACCGGAGGTTCTTTTGATAGTTACCCTGTCTCCTGCTTTGAACTTGCCCTTGTTTGTAGTAGATAGAGAAAGCTGACCACCTGCCCAACCAGCCCATGTAGTAGGTCGGTCAGCTGTTGTACTATAAGCGGGTGCCGCCCCGAAAGACCAAGCAGAGTTATTGTTTCGAGTATTGGTTGGATTGGTTTGATAACTAGTTAATGATATATCAACGCCTGTTACAAAGCCCTCAGAGAAGTTATTGCTTTGCATAGTTCCCACAAAGTCCAGAGTTGCCTCTGAGTTATCATAGAACAATCTACTTCCGAAGCTTGCGGAGTTACCTACAAAGAAGTCTCCTCCTTGGTTAAGAACTGCGCCTTGACCTGAGAGAGTAGTACCACTAATACCAGCGGTCCCAACTTCAATTTGAACATCAGCAATAATAGAACCAGAAGCAATGTTGCCACCGTCAATATTTGTTACTGTTGTGCCACCTTCAAGAAAGCTACCGTTAGTCGAGTTAAAAGAAACTAGCCCTGTAAAACTAACACCAGCTACGGGAGTTGAACCTGTGTCAGTACTTGTACTAGCTGAACCGGTAAGGTCAGCAAACACTAAGTTAGACTGATACACTGAACCTGCATTTGCCGCAGTTTGGGTAGGCGGGGTCTCTGACCAGCCCGAAGTACTGATAATGATGTTACCCGAAGACCAAGTTATTGTAGCAGAAGGCGCTGAAGGTGTTGATGTAAGTTGAGTAGTTGTGTATACTGCTCTTTGTGCAAAACGGGGACCGGGTGCACCGTCATCTCCATCGCCACCGGTATCGCCGGTAGCACCATCTTCACTAGCAACAACTACTGTTGACCAGTCGCTTGCTGTAACAGTTGCATTATCAGTAGCGCTTGACGCTATAGCTGTACAAACACTCAGTACAGTATTAGAACCTTTAGTCGGAACTTCTCCAAGAGTCCATCCATTACCACCATCAATGCTTCCCCAGTCTTTCGTATCAAACCGGTAAGTCCTATTAGTAGCGGGAGAGTTGGTTGAAATAGCAGTTCCCCACTTGTAAGCAAAAACCATAATGTTGTTTGAACCATCCGCACCATCGTCACCGTCAGTACCGTTAGTACCGTTAGTACCATCTGCACCGTTAAGTCCGTCAGCCCCGACAAAGCTAGCAAAGTTAATATCTGTACGTATAGGTAATGTTGGTTCGTCGCTAACATAAGTATAGTAAGCCACGGAAGTATTAGTTCCTAATGTTAAGCTTTGTGTATTTGTTGAGGCGTTATTAGTGTCTGCATAAACTACTAATACTTTGCCGACAGTTTCTAATGTTATACTTTCATTTTCAAGAAGAAGTCTAGATGAGTATGCACCTGTATAGCTTCTAGAACGTACACTAAAGTCATAAGTTCCTGTTGCTAGCCCTGCGATATCTACGCTGTTATTACGAGTAGTTCCCGCTGAAAGCCAATCGCCACCACTAGATAGCTTTAGTTCTACAATATACTCGTCAACATTAATATCGTCTGCCGCTGTCCAAGATAAGTTACCTGACGCAGTTCCTAATGCTAAAGAAGTAGCGCTAAACACTGGAAGTGTAGGAGCGTCAATACTAAAATCAAATACAGGAGGTGAGCTGTAAGCAACATCATCATTAACATTCCAAGCAAGAACTTCGTGGTCAAAATGATACAATGTGAGTTTAACAGTAAAGTCTCCGTTAATTGATATAGACTCTATTCTAAATACATCTCCTTCTATACCTATAGTTTCGGAATCGATAATTACGAAGTCTCCGGGTTCTAGGTTTAGACCTTTCTTACTAACTGTAATTGTAACGTTGTATAAACTACGTGATTTACGAACAGCTTGTTCAGCCATAGCAAGAGCATGGTAAGGGTCTGTAATACCACCTACAGTAATGTCTGCTGTGAAAGGTTGGTCATTATCTTCTGTTAAATAAGTGTTATGTGCAAGGGAATACGACTTAGGCCACGTAACTGTGTCATCCTTAAAGTCTTCGTGTTCGTTCATGAAGCTAACAGTAGCTTGACTTAAACGGTCAACAGCCGCTGGCCAGTTAATATCTACAGCATCACGAATGATATCATCATCAGTAAATGTGTGAGCTGAATCTACAAGAGCCTCTAATTCAGATAAACTAGTAGGGTGTTCAAGAAGTAATTTGTATTTACCTTCAGAAGACCAAGTTAACTCTGCAAGACCCATTGTCTGCATAATAGCTTCAATGTTGTCACGAATAGTTTCGGCAGTAGAAAGAGTAAGGTTACACTCGTATAAAGGAATAACTCGCTTACTGTTAAAGTTAGTAGTCTTCCAAGTATTACGGTGCCACTGATAGTAAGTACTGTTTGCTGTAACGTACCATAATTCGTTTTCATAAGTGCGTTCTTCTAAGTCAGTAGGGCGGTCTCCTAATGTCGCAACCGTATGGACAGTGTGTTGCCCGTTAACTTTACCACCAATGGTTCGAGTAGTAGATACAACAGTATCACACACATTCGCTGACTTGTAGAAAGACTTTAAGTCAATATTAGCTACATCCATTCCACGACCATGAGGGTGCGTTAAATAGTCTAACAACACTAAGGCGGGGTTATTCGAGTAGGCTTCAGTACTGCTAAGTGTATATACAGAACCTGTCTTTTCAACGTGTTTAACTTTACGACCTTTAACTAGGAACTCCATTGTAGGTGCGCCACCGTAGTTATTTTCGTCACGGTCAAGTTTATAAGTTGCTGAAGCGTAAGCAGTATCAGTAAAAGTGTTAGTTGCGGAAATTCCATTGCTTGTAGCAATAGGGTCTGCAGTTCCACCTTCATTGAATGTACGTATTACATGTTGGAACTTCTTACTACTATCATTGTAGTGTTGTCCATCAACCTTTACCCATTGAACGCCTTCAATGCCTTCGGTACATAGGGCATACTGAACGTGTAAAAATTCGTTTTTAGAGCCGCCACTACTGCTGTTCGACATTCCTTCTGTAAATAGTTTATCAGAAACATCTGTAGCGGCAGTATAGCCGTTGGTTACGTTGTGTCTAACTTCAATACCGCCGAGAACGTTCTTACCGTAAACTATAGGTAAATGAGAGGCTTCACCAGAGACCGTAAATTGAAATCCTTTACGTTTGTCTGCCGCCGCTTCTGCACGTTGCTTGGCTTTCTTTTGTTGTTTCATTTGGTAAGCGGTAGAAGCAACCATAATGATTGCTTGTAAAATAATCATACCCATTAGGTTTTACCCCACTTCACTGTTGTGTTTTTGTTATCATAAATTTCATCGAATGATGTGTCTATTGCGGACTTTTGGTCCATTCCTGCTTTAGAAGTTACAAAACTACGAACCATGTCTAAATCAGACATAGGAGATGTTCCTTCGATAATAGCTAGCTTCTGTTCAAAGTCATTAGTTATAGACGGGGCATCTACGAAGCCATTGTAAATGCTCAACACATCTGCAACGTTAAGCATAGGCTCTCCGTTAGAATCTAGAAGAGCAACTTTAACGCTGACCGGTTTACCAATTACATTGAGACTAAATTCCCCTGCCATTACGCCACCTTGGTCTGCAACCACAATACGGTAAGCTTCACGGTCTACCACAGAAGAAAACTTAGGTGGGTCAAACTCAAACATACCACCGTCTGCTACGTAAGTATCACCGTCGTAAACAACGTCACTGTGGTAAGATGTAAAGTAGTAGTCATTAGCAAATTCAAGCTTCATAAGGAAAACCATTTTAATGTTGTCGCTATCTAAAACCGCTTGGGTAGCGCTTGATATAGTTCGCATTAGAGTGCCTCCAATATTTCGATAGTCCCTGCATTTGAAAGAACACCATCAGTAAAAGTTATACCCGCCATGTTATCAATACTTGTGTAATAAGTTAAGATTGCATCGCCTCTCAGCTTAAGAGTATGTAAAGTAGTTAAGTCTGCTCTTAATCTAGGGAAAAAGTTTATTACAGGTGTGGTTTCTGCTAAGTTTGTTTCGCTTGTTGTAACGTAGATTTTATCGTGGTTAGAAAACTTAAAGAACGTACCTTTAGGTATCACTCCTACTGTCTCACCAGATTCTAAAGTAACTTGTAGAACATCTTTAGATGCTGTTACCCCAACAGTCGGGTTGTCAATAAGTACAGTGATAGCTTCATCTACCGCCGGTAGTTGTGGCATTACCATTGTTCTTACTTCGTCGATGTCTGTTACTGCGCCTAGAAACATATCTATTTGAGTATCTGCTGTACCAACAGTGTTAAAAGACAATTCCCATCTTTGTACGTTCTGGGATGCACGTTGTTTCTTTAAAGATACTGTATCAACATCAAACGTTGGTTCGTTAGATGTGATAGTTAGTGGTGCTAATATTTGTGCACCTTCATAATAATAAACTGACATAATTAATTCCTTATAGGTCTGCCGAGAGAAACATGTCTCTCTATAAATTGTACTTGACGAGATTGACAAGTACCTTTGTTGTTTTCGTTTGTTGTGACCCAAAACCAGCCATCGTTAATCATGACTCCTTGTTCAAAAGCTATATCTCCCAATTTTGGTCTTTTGCTTGGGATTAGCTCATAGCCGCATTCAACGGCATAATCTTCTATGCTTAAACCTGTTCTAGCAAGTTTAACTACAAATTCTCTTGTTGACTTCCAACGGAACGAGATTAGCTCTCTAGCCTTGGATTTGTCACCTCTTAACTCTTCGTCATAGGCAACCATCAAAGCGAAACAATCGTTAGTTCCTCGTGTGTATTCACTAGTACGCTCAGTAATCTTATCTATTTTTACTCTTGCACGTTCTAGGGCTTGTGTAAGCTCTTCTTCTGTGTAGTACATGTCATAGTCCTCCAAAGTGGCACGAGGACAGCCTCTAGCAACCTGTGGATAATAGTCCCCATCAAACGTCACTAAAGGCTCTCTCTGCGTTACATGTCTTCTTCTATAAATAGTCTAACTAAGTCAGCTACGATATCGCTTCTAACAATATCTTCAACGCCGAATTCAATTACAGGTAAGTGTATACCTGCTCTGTTTACCTTACGGCAGAATTCAACTAGGTCTCGACCATCTCGAACATCGGACTGAGCTGGGTCGCCCATAAGCACTAGCTTAGAGTTCTCTCCTAGGCGTGTTGTTATCGCCTTTATCTCATCCATACATAAGTTCTGTGCTTCATCTACTAGCACGAGAGCGTTCTCATATGAACGACCTCTAATAGTTTCGATAGGTTGTATCTCCACTTCACCTTTTGCTAGCATGTATTCATACTTGCCTTGTCCAAAAGCTTTACTTAAAACTTCTAACATAGGCATTAACCAAGGTGTCATCTTCTCTTCTACAGTTCCCGGAAAGTGTCCGAGTGATTTTCCTGTAGGTACGTTTGCTCTTGTAAGAACAATCTTCTTATATTTTCCCTTCATAAACAGTTGTGCTACCGTTCCTGCGCTACAGTACGTTTTACCAGTACCAGCACAGCCTATAGTTACTGTAATAGGGTTTTCTTTTATTGCGTTAATCAAGTCATCCTGTTTATCGTTTTTAGGCAGTACATGGAAATTCATGTTAAATTTCTTATACTTACTAGGGTTCTTCTTTTCGTCCTCATCACGCATATACTTAGGCATACGTGAATCTTTTTTAGCGGAGTAGCGAGAATTTTTCTTTGACATGATAGTCCTTAAGGTTAATGTTGTTATTATTAAAGCAAGGCCATTACAGCCTCGCTATTTGTTTTGTTATAAGTTAGGGTTAATATATCCCTAAGTGGAATACGTTAGGAGGGTCATAAGAACCTGCCGCCGCTACGTTCCCAATACTATACGAAATTCGTATTATCTCACCACCCGACCAAGTTCTGGAAGGGCTTCGGGACATGCCGGAGTAATTCACAGTTGAGGTAGAAGTCTCATAGTAAATGAAATTACTACTAGATAATTGGGTTTGTGTTTGCTCACCTACAGTCATCGGACCTGTTGGTTCGATATGTCCGTTGTTTGAACCTGAACCCCTAGAAGCCGTAGAGCCAACGTGTAAGTAATGCAGGTTTGGACGAGGGTTCCCAAAGGCTTCATCTAAGATATCAATGTAAGTATAGTTAGAAGCCGCTTGAGAAGGTGTGATGTTTAAATTGTTCGCACTCCCAAGATTGTACTCTGATGTTACTGTTTGCCAATCCTCTGCAGTTGCACCACCGAACCACCACTGTTGATTTACTGTTGTACCTGCAGAGTTTAAAACCTGTACACAACCAATTGGAGCGTCCATATATCCGGTTACTGCTGTACCTGAGTTTCTATGAACCACATATAGCCTACCTGTTCCTGAATAACCTTGTTGAACCTCACCCACACTATAAGGTTTAGACGAGTTTCTCGAGCCATCAGATACGACGTATTGGGCTATACCTCGGTAAAACGATGAACGGATGTCTGTGCCATTAGAGGCACCGTACCAGTCAGTCATCTCCAGTTCTGAACCAGAGGAAGCGCCTATTAGCCCACGAGCGCCAGAATCATTCATTGATATTTGACCAGAACCTCCAAGCTCTGTTCTTATATCTCCTAAAGATATTTGCCCACTTGTTTGTAACGCCATCTTTAATTACCTTTCAATACTTCTATCTCAGCTTTCAACTCTTTGATTGCTTCAATTAGAAGACCTGTTAATTGGTCATACTGAACCGTCTTGTACATAGTTTCGTCATCGTCACCCATTTTCAATGGAAGCTTGTTTTCAACTATTGCACTAGGTAATACCTTCTCAACTTCTTGAGCAATAACACCTGCAGATTTCTTACCATCATTCAAGTACTCAAATGTGTAACCACCAAGTTGTGATACTTTATCTAAAGCATTGTCTATCTTAACGATGTCTTTCTTTAGACGTTCATCAGAAACAGTTGTAGAGTAAGCAATGACGTTACCATCAACGTGTAAGTCACCAGTGTTTTGAAGACGCATGTCTTCGTTGCCATCTAAGTACCACCTGTGGGTTGTAGTCCCACTAAAGTAGTAATCGGAGGAGCCTTCGCCAATATAGCTAACTTCACCTCTTAAATCATTCTCAATACTGAAAGCTGTACCTGATAAATTAAGGCCAGTACTCGCCGTATAAGTTGTGTTAGTGTCTGTATTAACAACATCACAATTAAATGTTGTACCTGATAAAGACATTCCAGTACCAGCTGTATAAGTAGTATTAGTATCTGTGTTTACGATATCACAATTAAATGTTGTACCTGATAAAGACATCCCAGTACCAGCTGTATAAGTAGTATTCGTGTCTGTGTTAGTGTCTGGTGGAGTATCCCAAGTAAATGAACCGTCACCATCTGAACGTAAGTACTGAGATGTTGTACCACTACCTGTTACCCACAATTCGTTAGCTCGAACACCATTCGTCTTTAGAGCGAACTCCATATCATATGGGGTACCGTCCGAACCTGTAGAAGTGTCTGTCCAGTTTACATTGATACCTTGACCTTCAGTAAACTTTACTTCTTTACCGTGAGAAACAGTTACTTCAGTACCGTCACCATCTTCTAATTGGAAAGTGGTAAGTTGGTTAGTGTTAGTGTCTGTGTTTACGATATCACAATTAAATGTTGTACCTGATAAAGACATTCCTGTACCAGCACTATAAGTAGTGTTAGTGTCTGTAGTAACATAGCCTGCACCGTTAGTTAGCTGGTTGTTGTTAGTTACGTTAGTCGCACCTGTAGCTATACCGTCTAGCTTAGTTCCGTCTGTTGCTACGTCACGACCATCTACTGTACCTGATACAGCTATGTTGCCTGTTACGTCTATGCCTGTTGATGTTGTTTCAAATTTCTTGGAGTTGTCATAAAACAAATTTAAAGCCCCACCATTATCTGCACTCAAATAATTTTCAGTAGCATCGGCGTTGAGAATGTTTAAATTACCAGCACGTATTTGTAAGTTACCTGTACCATTATCATGTATAATACTATTAGACCCATCATGGTAAATCTGTAGGTCAGACCCATCACCAAAGATGGCCTTGTCGTTATCACGGAATGTAGCGTTACCACTTACGGCTATACCTGTGGCTGATGTGTTGAGTTTCTGACCGCCGTTGAAACGCAAAGAAACAGCAGCAGCGTCTGTCACGAGAAGATTCTTACCTGCTCCATTTTGTATAGCTGTCCCTGCGTTACTCAAACCTAGCTTCAAGTATCCCTCACCTGCATCCTTTATATAACTATGAGAC